GCGTATCGGTGACCACCGCGACCGCCGGTGGCGGCCTTGCGGCTCTGGTTGGAGATATCGTCGGTCTGATCAACGCGATCAGTGCGGCGACGTACGGTAACGTGCGCAACCTGGTCTGGCTCGCCAATCAGACCGACATGCTCCGCGCTTCGCTGCTCTCTGCGGCAAACACGGGCATCTTCCCATTCCGCGATGAAATTCGCGGAGGGACCTTGGGTGGCATCCCGATCATCGACAGCGCGACCGTCACGGCGAAGACGCTCATCCTGGTGGATGCGGCGGACTTTGTGTCCGTCGGCGGTGACGCTCCGAGGATGGAGATGAGCGACCAGGCCACGCTCCACATGGAGGACACCACTCCGTTGGAACTGGTTGCATCTCCGAGCACGGTCGCTGCTCCGCAGCGCTCGCTGTTCCAGACTGACTCGATCGCACTGAGGATGGTCCTGCCCCTGAATTGGGTGCAGCGCCGCGCGGGTACGGTGGCGTGGACTCAGAACGTCACCTGGTAGTTCCTCCCTGGACTTGCCTCGCGTGCAACTTCTTGCACGCGAGGTTCTTTTCATGATCGGAGAATGGAACATGGCAGACGATCCATCGATGGAAAATGCGAAGAAGCTCCTGGCCGAGAGCAAGAAGGTTCAGGAAAAGACAATGGGTGAATATTACCAGCGAATGAAGGGAAGGCCGACCCCGACGCAGGAGGAGAATGACCTCTCGGCGCTCGGCGCCACTTTCATGGAGCACGAGGATGACGGCAGTGGTCCTGATCCATTTCAGACCAAGAGCCTGGAGGCCGAGAAGCCTCACGGCAAGCCCGCTACCTATCAGACGAAGGCGGTTCACACGAAGACAGAGTGACCTTGAATGCGCGCGATGATCGCTGGTGCCCTGCGATCGGTCCTCAAGGCCGTCGAAGGCAACTTTCGTCCTGGGCCGTACTATCTGCCCATCACGGGAGGTTGGTTGCCCAATGGCGCGTCGCTCAATTGGTGGCAGGAGGGATACAATCCCATCTACTCCTCGACGTGCTCGGCCATGGTCGAAGCCTGCGTGTCGGCCTACGCGCAGACAGTGGCCATGTGCCCAGGAGATCACTGGCGATTGAACTCCAAGGGCGGGCGAGACCGAGTGAAGAACTCGGCCCTCGCTCGCATCCTTCGACATCCGAACGAATATCAGTCCATCAGTGACTTCATGTTGAACATCGTTCGCTCGCTCTACTTGACCGGAAACGCCTACGCGTTGGCAATGCGCAACGATCGCTATGAAGTAGATGAACTTCACATGATGAACCCCGAGATGTCCTATCCGCGATTGGCTGAGACCGGGGAGATATTCTATTGGCTCGGTGGCAACGACGTCGTGGCCAAGACGTTCAAGGAGGAATACCTGGTCGTCCCGATGCGAGACGTGCTTCACATCAGGCTCCACGTTGAGAGGCGACGCTTCCCCGTGCCGATCGTCGGGGAGAGCCCGATCGTGGCTGCATATGGAGACATCGGCGTCGCGGAGGCGATAGCCAAGCAGCAGACGAACTTCTACCTCAACGAAGCCAGGCCATCTGCGGTGATCTCGACCGACTTGGTCCTCGACAAGGATCAGACTCAGGCACTTCGAGACAGGTGGAATGAGCAGGTCAAGGGCGTCAATCAGGGAGGCACGCCGATCCTCACCGCCGGCCTCAAGGTCCAACCGTGGGCCGTCAGCGGAAAGGATGCAGCCACTGCCGACATGCTCAAGCTCTCCAACGAGCACATTGCCCTGGCCTTCAGAGTTCCGCTTCAGATCCTCGGCATCGGCGGAGCGCCGTATGCATCGACCGAACTCCTGATGCAGAGCTGGATCGCCAGCGGCCTGGGCTTTTGCCTCAACCACGTCGAGGAGGCGTTCGGCGTGCTCTTTCAACTGAAGGGTCAGCCGGACGAATACGTCGAATTCAATACAGCGGCACTGCTGAGGTCGGCGCTGAAGGATCGCATCGACGCGTTGGCTCGTGGTGTTCAGGGAGGTATTTACTCTCCGAATGAAGCGAGGAATGAAGAGGGATTGGCAGATGTTCCATTCGGTGACGAGCCTCGCGTTCAGCAGCAGGTTGTTCCACTGAGCGCGGCCGGAGCCATACCGGCTGCTCCGCCGGCACCCGCTGCTGGTGGTCCTCCTTCGCCTCCCGCTCTTCCGCCTCCGAAAACTCCCGGGAAGGTTTATCCAGATGAAGACACTCAACGGGCAGCCAGAGACCTCATCCGACTTACCGAGTCCATCGGAAGGCGCAGACTTTCTTCTTGATGCATGGCAGCTTGCACTCGCTCACACCCTCGATCAGAAGGTCGAGGAGTGGAGCAAGTGCGTCAAGCTGATGGAGGCCCAGGCCACTGCCATCATCGCCAAGTTGGAAGCCCAGGTGACCGTCCTCGACGGTCGCATCAATGCCAGGTTGGCAGAACTGAAGGATGGAGCCGATGGCGAAGAAGGGGAAAAAGGAGAGAAGGGAGCACAGGGTCCACCCGGAGAGAAGGGAGACCCCGGTTCACCCGGCGAACCCGGAGCCGCCGGCGCCGATGGCTCCTCCGGTCCAGCCGGCGAACCCGGTCCCAGAGGAGAAGCCGGTCCCAGAGGAGAAGCCGGAGCCACCGGCGAACCCGGTCCCAGAGGAGAAGCCGGAGCCACCGGCGAACCCGGTCCCAGAGGAGAAGCCGGAGCAGCCGGAGTTGCCGGCGAACCTGGCTCGATCGGAGCCACCGGTGAAAGAGGCGAGCGCGGTGAAAGAGGCGAGCGCGGTGAAAGGGGTGAGCCCGGAGAAAAGGGAAATTCGGGCGATGCTGGAGAGAAGGGCGAAAGAGGCGAGCAAGGCCTTAAGGGAGATCAGGGAGATCGTGGATCACCGGGCAGTGACGGTGAGCCAGGAGCGCCTGGCGTCGTGGGTCCACATGGCGAAAGAGGTGAAAGAGGCGAGAAGGGAGATCGCGGCGATGTCGGAGCACCGGGGTCGATTCGCGAGGCGAAGTCATTTTCACGGGAAGGCATTCACTACGGAGGAGATGTGGTCGTTCACAAGGGCAGCACGTACCAAGCGAAGCGCGACACTGCCAAGGAGCCACCCCACGAGGACTGGACCTGCCTAGCGTCTGCCGGCAAGGACGCTCGCATGCCCCTCGTCAGGGGAACGTACGACGAGACCGAGCACTATCAGTTCATGAACATCGTGGCCCTCGGAGGGTCCGGCTTCATCGCCCGCACGGACAATCCGGGACCCTGCCCGGGCGACGGATGGCAGCTGATAGCCTCTGCCGGAAAGCCCGGAAAGCCCGGGCCGAAGGGAGACAGGGGTGAAGTGGGCTCCCAGGGGCCTCCAGGACGCCCAGGAGCGTTTCTGGTTGGCTGGAAGGTGGACAGGGCCTCCTACACAGTGACCCCGATCATGAGCGACGGCAGCCCCGTGGAGGCCCTTCAGCTTCGTCCCCTGTTCGAGCAGTACGACGGAGAACGTTGATGGCCGACCGGATAATCAATGTCATGACCGCGGCCGGCAACTACGACCTGCTGTCACTGGATGAGCTCAAGACCGCGTTCGGCATCCTGTCCTCGGACACGTCCCAGGATGAATTGTACACGATGCTCATCACCCAGTATTCGGACGTGATCGCCACGTTCTGCAATCGAGTGTTCGCCTACGAGCAGGTCAGCGAGATTTGGCGATGCGTGGAGTACGACCAGAACAACGTCATGACCAGGCTGTTTCTCAGTCACTATCCCCTCGATTCAACCAAGGCCATCACGTTGGAGAGCCCGACTGGAAGCACCCTCGATCCATCGACATACGCGATCGAGACCAAGTCAGGAAAGGTCGAGCTGCTGTCCACCAACTCGGAGCCGATCAAGGTGACGTATTGGGGTGGATACGCCCTACCCGACGACGCGCCTCCGGCCCTCAAGCAAGCCGCGGCCCTGATGATCCGCGAAGGCCAGGCCATGATGCAGCGACTGGCCGTGAGCGGAATCAGGAGCATCGCCCACAAGGACAGCAGGGTGATGTACTTCGACGCGAATCAGCAGCTTGCCAGAGGTCCGACCGGAGCGGCCGGGATGATCAACGCCGTCGCGAGCAGCCTGCTGATGCACTACGTGAGGCTCGAGGTCTGATGCTGGTGATTTCGATGGAGAACGTGGACGGCCTCGTCAAGTCGCTGGACGACATGACGAAGCAGCTCGATGCGATCCCGCAGGAGATGTACGTCGAGCTGGATGAATGGCAGACGGACGACGTTCACTTTCGCCGTCCCTACACGAAGATGGTCGACGACCACACCGTCGAGACCCTGATATGGCCCAGGCATCACCGCCGTCCCAAGGCTCGCCATCACTCGAGGGCGAGGGGAAGGAAGTCGATGCGGCTCACTCACAAGCAGGCGAAGGCGATCGCCCAGAGGCGAGTTCAGAGCAGGGCGAGGGCCATCTCCAGTCAGAGGCCGCTGCTGAGGGAGTTCCTATTTGAAAAGTTGATCGACAGGATGAACACTCTTCTGGAGAACGTGTCATGGCAGTGAACATGTCGACGATGGTCTACTATCCGTGTCAGCAGGTGTTCGGTCGTCCTGTGACCTTCTCATCGAAGGGAGGAGGCTTCACTGGCTCCGGTCGCGGCATCTACGACAGTCGCACGCTGAATGTAGTTCTCGAGGACGGAAGCATCCTGGGAGACCAGGACACGATCCTCGACATCAGGGCGACTGAATATTCCATCCTGCCTGAGCAGGGAGACACCATCAACATTCCATATGATCCGGCCTCCGGCCTTCCCGCCCTGGGCGCGTACGAGATCACCAACGTGTGGCACAACGGCGGAGGCGAAGTTACGCTTCAGCTGAGGCAGGTCGTTCCATGATCACGGAGGGTCAGAGCTTCGCCTACGACGTCAGGGACGCGATGTACAACATCCTGGTCGCAGACGCCTACTTTGCCAGTTGGACTCATCGCAAGACCAAGATGATGCCAGTTCAGACTCAGTTCATCCCGTACCTCGGCGTCTACATCCTGGACGAGATCATGCTTCCTGACGGAGACGCCAACGCCGGATGCATCAGGTTCAACCACACGGCTCGCATCGGCTTTTCGGCCATCCAGGCCGCCAACCTCGAGACCGACCTGGAAGGATTGATGGACGAAAGCCACCTGAAGATCATGTCCCTGCTGTGGACCAACGCGAACTTGATGAACCTGCTGAAGGCGACCAACCCGGAGGGCGTCGGCATAGAGAGCATCCCGAGGGGATCGCGTCGTCACATCTTCGGGGCGACCGGGACCAACAATGAATTCCCGTTCGGGGAACTTCAGTACGAAGTCAGTTGCTTCTCTCGCAGCGAGTGGTATCCCGACATCACGGACACCCTGGATGAGATCGACGTCGTCACAGGAATCAAGATTTCGGAGGTTCAGGCCGATCGCGACAAGAGGCAGCAGGTGACGATCAAGATGATGTTCGACGCACTCAGAGAAGGAATGAGGAGGAATTGATCATGGTCGACGTGAGCACTCAGGTAGTTCGCAATCCAGCTGCCGAAAGAATGGCCGCCAACCAAAAGCGAATCTTGGCGTTCAACACCATTCCCGGAATTCGCGTGGTCCCCAGCGGAGGCGAAGGCTTCACTGAGGATGACATGCGAAGGTTGCTCAGGCACCCGAAGTCTGGAGGTTTTCGAGAGACCGGGTCGATCGAGTGGCCCAACGACACCTTCACTCAGAGGAGGCTCGCAGAGGGCTGCATCAAGCTGGCCGACGAGAAGGATCAGCAGGAGCCTGAGAAGGAATCGACTGAGAAGGAACATCGTAAAGTCAAGTGAACAGGAGTATGAACCATGCCAATCAGTTTTGCCAACATACCCGCAAACATCAAGGTCCCGTTATATTGGGTTGAGGTGGACGGGAGCATGGCTGGCCTGTCCAGCTTGAACCTCCGCGCCCTCCTCGTCGGGGTCAAGATCACCGCCGGATCAGCCGCGGCCGACACTCCGGTCCCGATCAGCAGTCAGTCCCAGGCCGACGCGGCCTTCGGCGCCGGATCGGAGCTCAGCAGGATGTTCCAGGCCTACTTCGCCAACAACGCGGCGAACGAGGTCTGGGGCCTGCCGATCGCTGAACCCGCCGCCGGCGTAGCGGCGACTGGGACGATCACGATCACGGCGGCACCCACTTCCGCCGGGACGATTCACCTCTACATCGCCGGAACCCACATTCCTGTGAACGTGGCGACGACGGATACTCCGACCACGATCGCTGCGGCCATCGTGTCCGCGATCAACAACTACTCCGCGGTCGATCCGCTGCCTCATCTTCCGGTTTCGGCCTCCGCCGCGGCCGGCGTCGTCACCGTAACTTCCTTGTTCAAGGGAGTCAACGGAAATGAGATCACGGTTCAGATGAACTACTACGGTCCGCAGGGAGCCGAAATCACTCCTCCCGGCCTGGGCATCACGCTTCCAGCAGGTGGAGCGCTGACGGGTGGAACCGGTGTTCCACTGTTCACGACCGCCATCAGCAACATCACGATGATGGACTTCGAGTACGTCGCGATGGGGTACACCGACACCACGAGCCTCCAGGCGTGGGACCAGGAGTACGGCTTCTACGACGCCGCTCGATGGGGTT